ACCAGCATTTGCGGCTGTAAAGTTGAGTGCAATATTACCATCGGTCATGTCATTAATGATGTCTGTTGCGCTTGTTCCATCTTGTGCGACGTAAGTTGTGCCGCCGTCGTTTGAAACACCTTCAACCTCAACAAGGCTGAAAACACCCAGGCTATTTGACTGATAGATGACAAGATTAACACCATTACCTGGTGACGTAGTCTTGACCCAAATGTCGTCTGCTGCTGGTGATGATGGGCTGCTATAGTGTGGAGCATATGTTACTGCTGTGGCTGCTAGGTCAGCAATGTTTGCTGTGTCAACACTTTCCCATGCTGAACCGTCACTATAGAAATAACCAATTGCAAATCCAGTTGAGCCATCACTTAGCACGGCAACTAGGAAGTCTCCTGCTGCGCCCACGGTGGTTGATGGTGTATATGACTTAGGGTCAGAAACTTCACCGCTGGCAGCGGCAAGATCAACCTCAACGGTTACAGTTTGTAGGACCCATGCTGAGCCGCTCCAAACGTGGATACCATATGAGCTAGCGTCAGTGTCTAGCCAAAACTGGTTGCCATTTGCTGGTCCAGTTGGTGCTGTTTCGCTTGATTCAAGTCCTGCAAGGTCAACGTCTGCACGGACAACGTATGCTTGTGAGCCTTGTCCTAGATAACTGTATGCAGCTAGGAGACCATATTCGCTTGTCTCTGCACCTTCAGTGGCTGCAAAGGTCGGGTCTCCGAAAAATTGGGTTAGTTCTCTCTGTGATGTTACTGGAACAACAAGATTGGCATTAGCTGCCTTTGTGTATTTTGCGATGCCATCAGTTTCTGTTCCTGTTGGATCTGTCTTGTCTTGTGCTGTAGCAACAATGACTAGAGGAATTGTGCCAGAACCCGGGCTGGCATATGCGCTTTCGTCAACAACTGTTACGTCAACGCCTGGTGATACTAGTGTAGCCATGTATGATCTCCTGTCAAAGCTTATATTTTTGCTCTGCCAGTATTTATTGGGCGGCTACTTATCTGGGGTGGTTACGGTGATAACTACGTGCTTAATTACCTACTGCGCGTTCAACATGCTTTTTTAGTTCTGATAGATCACCGTCGTTTGGTATCGTTTTTTCAAACTCTGTGGCATAATCCAACCAGCGCCATTCGCTCTCGTGGATTTCTGGATAATCTCGCATCCAATCAGTGTCATAACGATTGTCAGAAATTGCTTTCTGAACCCATTCTGGATCAGGGCCACGTTTAACACGCCACACCTCGCCATTCATCTTGCGAATGAGATCGCGTTCGTTATAAAATCGAACGTCAGGTATCACATAATTTGTTTGGGGATTTTGTTCAAGCACCTGCTTGACCATGAGGACCCAGATTTGACCATCAAGTCCTCGACGCATACAATCTGTGCCCACGCGCTGCATGACCAATCTTGGAGTGAGATCATATCCAAGTTCTTGGCTCCACCACGGATCTGGTGTTTCTCGCCACTCACGACTATCAGGTGTATCACCCTCAACCATGCCACGATCCCAACCAAAGAGGGTGGAAACTGTGTCTTTCAGCCTATCTGCATAACTGAGTTTTGTAAATCCATAATCTTCAACTAAAATGTCGCCCACTGTGCCTTTACCACAACCGATAAAGCCACAGACACCAATAATTCTTCTTTTCATTTGATCTCCAGAGTATTCATACTTATAGCATGAAAACTCTTAAAAATCAATCACTTATTGTCTTTCAAGTTTTCTCATGAGGGCTTGCTGGTTTCGTTCATCAATACGCTCAGTAAGCCTATCTACCTCGGATTCAGTTCCTCTCAGAATGTCACGAGTCAAACCCATGATGACTATTTGCTCATCTTCGGAAAGTTCGCCAGTCTGCTTACAATACCATTCCTTGAATTCATCAACAAGGCGAAGAGCTTGAGCTCGCTTCAATTTCATGCGTCGAAGATCATTCATGTTTTTTTCAAATTCTGTCTCTGTCATGATTCCAACTTGTTCATTGCTTCATCTTGTCCTAATTGATCGATCATTTTTTCCAGAGCCTGTGGAAAATGATCGACCATCATTGAATCGTCAGGCAAACTTGTGTAAAGCGAGTTAAGAAAATAGATCATGAAGCCGTCACGCTTTGCTAGCGCCATAACGTCGGGCGATCGCTTTTCAATAAGCTTGGCTTCTTTGTGCAATCTTTCAACCAGTTCGCAAACTAGGGCGGCACGAGGATCATCATATCTCATCAAAAGGTCGTCCTTTGTGCTTGCGCTTTCGATCTATTTTTGTCTCACGCTTGTCAGGAATGGTCCGTTGGGTGAACCCGCTGCGAGGATCCCTCAAAGTAGCCGCAACTGGGTTGCGGCCTTTGGGCATCTTGATTTTTGCAGGTTTCTGTGCCATGGCGTTATTAATCGTTCCTAATCTCACCGGTTTCCAGGTCCAAAACGATAACCTGATAGTTGGGACCGGCACCAGCGCCGACCGTAACCTCTGTGGGGTTCTCAACGTCAGAGATTGCAGTGCAGTCAACAACGTCGTTTCCTTGCCAGATCAACATGGATCCTTCAACGTCATATCCCATGTCCCAGGCTTCTGCGCTGGTAACAGTTCGATATTCTTTGCGGTCCCACGCAAGGGCTACAAGTGACGCAACATGAAATTTCTCGAAAATAGTCATTTTCCAATCCTTACATGTAAAGCGGGCCAGTCCACTGGATGGTGTAGCCACCATCAAGGACGTTGCCACGGCTGTGGTTGCGGGCCGGAGCGTTGTAGCCAGCAGCCATAAGGATGGTGCCCTTGGGGAACTTCTTGTCCGTGTCAGTGGCAACAATAAAGCCCCAAACGCTGCGGTTGGAAACAATCTTGATATACTTCCGACCAGGGAGGACTTCAAAGCCGGCGTTGAACTCTGCGACCATCTGTTCATTGATCTCAGTCAATTCGTCTTTGCCACGCAGGGTGTAGGTCAGGTAGTCCGCCTTGATGGCTTCAACCAGGGCGTCTACTGCGTTGTCGAGCGTCATTTCCATCGTGTATCTCCTTTGCTTACTCATATAATATAAGCAAAAAGCCTTGGTTTGTCTACCAGAAAGTGAAACTAATTTTTCTTGGTCTTCAATAACTTAAAGATTTTCTGAAAGTTTTTTCATCATGCTTTCATTTACATAATCTTGTTGATCCTCAATGAGGTTAGACAATTCCACAAGATCTGTGGTGTTGACAACATCCTCAACTATCTGACTACGTTTCATGACACCATTACGTATTTCATCCCGACTAAGATATGGATAGTGCCATATCAGAGCCTCTTCAATCGCTTTAATCGCCTGTTTCTGAAGCACAGCAACCTGAGTCATATATTCGTCGTAAAGGTTTTCTTGTTTTTCAGTCAGCATCTACTGCCTCCCAGCGCAAACAGGTCCGAGACCAGATTGAATACTTTCAGGGACAGTGAGTGTCCGTCCACACGCGCCACAAGTGCCGCTGTGGTAAAACTCAAGCTCTTGGGGCATCTTGCCAGCACAGACTTGCTTGAGTGTCCAGTTGAGGGCTTTGAAGCTTGCTGCATCAGGCTTGCCTTTGCGCCCAAAAAGCACTTGTCCAGAACGACGAGTATCGATATAGCCGATGTATCCGTAATCAGTCTCGTTGTTGGGACCACGGAGCGCGCTGACAAAGCGGATGGTTGCATCCTTGTCACGCTTGCGGCTGATTTGGTAGGTAAAGCGGGTGCCGGTGCGTTTGCTGACAACAGTGAACAGGGCGCGGCCCGCATAGACAAAACGCTGGATGTCAGTGGGGTCGGTCATCTGGCCTTCAAAAAGATCGTCTTGCATCACGTCCTCTTAGCGCAGGGTGGTGTGAAAGCCGGTTTCGGCGGTGAACAGCTCTTGCAGCATGTCAGCGTAAACACCTTCATGACGCGAGATCGTTTTCCACTCTAGCTTGCGGATACGACCAAACTCAACGTTATAGGTGTCGCTGCTGTGGTCATATTCAACACGCAGGCGGTTAGCGCGGTTTCGGGCGCCGGTGCCAAACTGTAGGGCAAGTCCACCATCACCGCTGAGAGCAACCATGTTCTTGCCACCTACCATCAGTAAAAACTGACGTCCACCCATCTGGTCGAGAATGGTTTGGGCAACTTGATTGGACATAATATCTCCTTTGCTTACCCTACCAATATAAGCAATGTGCCTTGGTTTGTCAACCAGAAATATAAGGTTCTTTGCCTTTGGGACGATACCACGTTTTTTGCTGGTGTAGCTTGCCTAGCATGTCGTTAAGCAGACGCTTGCGATCTGGGCTGTCTGTAGCTGATAGCTGCTGCCGAAGTGCAGACTCAATGATTTCAAGATCTTCAAGATCAAGTTCAAAATATCGATTATAAGTCATGGTTATCAGTTATCTTTAGGTAGTTTTTTTGGGTTTATCACTGTTCGGCTAGGATCTGATGGAGCAGGAGCAGTCCATCCCAAGGATTTCATTTTTTCCCATGCTGCTTTTGCTGCGGGCTGTTGGAGTCCACTAGCATGGAGAAGAAGGCCTTGCTTGTCAAGCCATTTGGCTGCTTCTTGATACATAGCCAGGGCGATTCGCTGTCTTTGGAAGTCCTCATTGACTCTAATATAATCAACAAGAGGCTTGTCTACATGAAATTTCTTAAATTTTTGGAATTCTTGAGCATTATTCTTATTCAGTTTTGGATCATCAACCATTTCCAAATAATGATCCAAGGTTTCACTATCCATGTCTTTGATCTTGCTTTGATCTGACCAAGCAAGATCCCACCCTTGTGTTCTCGGAACATATCGACCCAAAATTGTGTATGTCACTAGTGTTTTTTTGACTTCGTCAGGCATATTACGCCAATGTGTTCCAACTAGTTCTCGTGGTATGTATTGTTTTAGAATATAATTAACCATTGATGGATATCTGGCATCAAATCGTTCTTTGGGAATGTATGATATTTTAAGGTAGCCAGCCTCCTTGCCATTGACTCGGGGGACCAGCTTGTGCACAATCCATTCACTATTAAAATTTCGATCTGATTCAGAATCCTGGTGTAACTCAAATTTAATATCGTCACCAGCTTTGGTCTTGTATTCTACAATATCCTGAATACGCATTGTGAATCTACTTAACTGCCTGGATAAATTTTAATCACGTCTTGCGGTTCTTGGCTGCCACCAATCGCTCTGTAAGCATACTCTTCTTCAACTGAGATTCGGTCTGTTGGATCATAATATGTTTGTAAATGGTTGATCAGATCACCCACAGTCATTCCATCCAAGTCCACAATATCCAATCGTGAACCTTGAGTCTTTTTAGCTTCCTTAACACCCGCAAGAGCTTTTATTCTGTTAATATCCATAATCTTATCCTATAATGATTCCAAGCCCAGCACTACCTTCTTTGTAGAGCTTGATATCTTCTTCTAGCTGAGCCATGGTTTCTGCTGCATCAGCTTTGAGTTGATCGCCATTTAGCGTAGTGCCTCCCTGTGGACCAGCAACAGTTGCAAACTTGCCACGAGCTTCGCCCAGCATGAACTTGCTCATAGCCAATGAATACTCTTTGATCCATGGAAGCGCATAGTGATCTACAAACAAGTCGTCTTCTTCACGATATTGATAGACATGTGCGTATATAGGACGCGGATATCGTGGTCGACGGTGCAATATCAACTGGTGCTTGGTGCGGTTCCACGTATATGTGTATTCAGCACCGAACAAACGACCAAGGGTTTCGTGATATTGAGCTAGGAAGTCATACATAGCAAGTGTTCCGCTCTGTCCGCTTCCATAGCCGCGCAGGAAGGTGTTCCAGTAGTTTGCTTCAAATGGTTCAAACTCAACACCGGTTGATGTTGTTCCGCTTACTCTTCCGTAAAGATCTTTTACGTCAATGATATTGTCTGGAAATGTGTATGTGTTGACATCTTCGGTAATCTCAAAAAAGTGAAAGTTTTCTTCGACAGCGTTCTCACTTCGTTGTCTATATTTTTCTAAGGCTTTGTCGATTGATAGTTCATAGTGCTCAGGGTCGAGTTCAACGTCAACCATCTGGCCACCAAGTCTCAACTCAATCTCTTTTGTGATTTTTGCGCGATCTGTCATAAAGTGCTCCTGCTGTCAGGTATTTATTGCGATACTGGATAAATACCCGAAAGGAATCGCTATGCCTCGCCTCTCTATGTGGAGTCCAAATAAGACCAACGACTACAAGTTCTTTGACCGCACTATCCGCGAGCAGTTTCATGTTGGCGGGACGGGGGCAATTATTCACAAGTATGTTGGTCCTGAAGATGGACAACTATCAGATGATCCTAGTCGACCTGATTATCAAAACAATAATGTTATAAACGAAACAACTATACAAGACTTGCTGTTACTTGAAAATCGTGACCGCAAGTATGACAAAGATCTATACGAATTGCGCGGCATTTATAATGTAAGCGATAACGACTTTGACCTCACACAATTTGGCCTATTCCTTACAAACGACACACTATACATGACATTCCACCTTAATGAAATGGTTGAAGTTTTGGGACGTAAACTCATGAGTGGCGACGTTATTGAGTTGCCGCATCTTATCGAACAATATGCTCTTGATGCAGACACGCCGCCCATTCCTAAATTCTATACTGTTAGTGATGGTAACAGAGGTGGTGAAGGTTTTAGTGCTACTTGGTGGCCACACATTTGGCGTGCCAAGCTTGAACCAATTACTGACAGCCAAGAGTTTGACGATATCCTAGGAAATGCAGATGATGCCGACAGTATGAAGAATGTATTCAGCACATTTGCCAAAGAAATGGATATCACTGACGCTGTGGTTGAAAGTGCTGCGGGGAATGATCCTATTGGCGGCGCTACTCAGCTTGTAGATCATCTCTACAACTATGTCAATGAACAAGGATATAATTGGGATCCTGGCGAGACTATAGCATCAGGCGATAATTTTCCAAGCACACCAAATCAAGGTGACTTCTACATACGCACAGATTTTCGTCCAAACCGTCTCTTTGTTTACAGGGATACACGTTGGGTGAGACTATACGATAACATCGACGACCGCACTTGGAGCGATAGAACGTTCAATGCTTCAACCTTTGTAAATAATATCGATACAGATGTAGCCACAGGGCGAGAATATAATTCACGCCAGAGCATTGAAGATGCGATTCGTCCACGAGCAGATTATGATGGCAACGCGGATGTTGATCTGGATGAAAGTTTTGATGTTAGTTTCAATAACAAAGATTTTGGAAATGATCCATAATGCAATATTTTTACGATGAACAAATAAGAAAATACCTCTTGCAATTTGTGCGAATTTTCGGAAATTTCACAGTTCAAAAAGGTTTTGATGCACAAGGAAATCCTGTTTACGAAACTGTGCCTGCGCGTTATGGTGACATGAGTAGACAAGTCGGTCATATTCTCAAAGAAAATAGCGAGAACAGTTTAAACACTGTTCCTTTCATTAGTTGCTATGTTAACAATCTTGAAATGAAACCAGATCTCCGTCGTTATCCTCAATTTGAAGAAACTCTACAAGTAATAGAAAAAGAGTTTGATGAGGATAGCCATACCTATCTAGAAAACCCAGGCCAGAGCTATAATGTGACGCGTTACCAACCTGTGCCATATTTGCTTACCATGAACGTTGACATTTGGACCAGCAATACTGATCAAAAGCTTCAGCTTCTTGAACAAATTCTTGTCTTGTTCAATCCTGGAATCAACCTACACACAAATCAAAACACACTGGATTGGACCAGTCTTGCATATTGTGAAATGACAAATACGACTTGGTCAAGTCGTAGTCTTCCAAGCGGAGCCGATACTGTTATTGATGTCGCAACGCTAACATTTGAGATGCCTATCTTTATCAATCCTCCTGTCCGTGTTCAGCGTATGAATATCATCCATACTATCCTTACACAAATTCATACCCTAGACTTGGAAGACTTTGAAACTTGGACTGTGGACGCAATCACAGGAGATAATAGCAGCTTTGTGGTCACAACACTGGAAGATTATTGGATTCGTTTTGAAGATGGCAGCGCCTTGTTGTTACAACGCAATGGTGATGATCAAGGTGGTTTAGGCACAGTTCTAAATTGGGAGAAGGATGTGTTCAGCAATTATGGTGAATTGCGTCCTGGCATAAGTCAGATTCGTTTACGTCAGGGTGACGACGTAACAGATCCCAGTAGCGATGTAATAGGAACGATTGATTTTGATCCAAACAATAACCAAAGATTAATAGTAAATATTGATGCAGACACTCTTCCTAACAACACACAAGGAACGGTTGACGCTATTATCAATCCACAAAATACAGGCCCGGGTGATGGCAACTTGCCCAGTGCAGTTCTTGGACAGAGATATCTTGTGCTTGACGAAGTTCCAAGTGGTGGAATTTGGGGGACCATTACAGCGGGCAAAAACGATATTATTGAATTTAATGGTGGTTCATGGGTCGTCAGTTTTGACTCAAGTGCTAATGGTGGCACAGAATATGTAACTAATACTGCTACCGGAGATCAATTTGAGTGGACTGGTGAGTTTTGGCAGAACAGTTATGAAGGCACTTACCGAGAAGGTTGGTGGCGTCTTTACATATAAATAGACACATGACAATCAGAGCAAGCGGATGTATTCTACTAAGCGAGAATACAAAAAGGATTTTGCTTCAGCTACGAAAACCAGACCGCAAAAACAAAAATTATTGGGGATTTTGGGGAGGCACACAAGAAGGCCAAGAACTTCCTGTGCAAACAATTGAGCGTGAATTGGAAGAAGA